TCATTCAAGTATCCTTATACTAATGCATTATTAAAGGCGGTTTCGAAAGCTAAGTAGTCTCCGTTATCTGAGGTTGTAACGTAATCCTGTAAGTCAGTAATGTCGGCTTCAACTAATGTAACAACACCCGTTTTACCAGCTACGCTTGTAACCAAATTGGTATCATCAAGCAGACCGCTAAGATCTAATGTAAATGTAGTTGCATCGTCTCGAGTAAATGTTACAATACCCGTCGTTACATTCAGCACGCCACTTGCGATAGCACGAGCGTCTTCATCAAGGTACGCCGCCAAATCCACGGTGTCGGTTGTACCATTTGCTCTTGCTAACGATAAAGTGTTACCTGATAAAGAAAGCGCGGTATCAGATGTCAGCGCCTGAGCTGAGTTATTATCAACCTTGCTATCTTCTACGGCCGTGATCCGTAGCCTATCAGCTTTAAATTCTGTACCTATCTTGGTACCTAAGTTAGTTAAAATACTCATATTATCCTCTTATATTAATGCCGCATCGAAATTGGCGGAAAAGTCGCCATACTCGCCGACATATTTCTTTGTGGCCAATTCTTCAACCGGAGCTTCAGGCTCAGATGGATTATTAACCTCAATTGTACCGCTTTCTTGGTTAACCGACATTGTGTAGTTACCAAGGTGAATAGTTGAACCATTCAAATATAAATCGTTCCACCGATGAGTCGGGCTACCTAGATTATAAGTAACATCAACCGATGGAATAATGTTCTGTGATACCGATGTTAAATCAATGAAGTTAGCTTGAGGTACCCAATTAGCACCATCCCAAACTAATGCATCACCAACCTGTACACCCGTGGTATCAACATTATGCAATTCGTCCAAGTCATCTTTATGTATTGGACGAATAAGAATTGTACCATTATTATTCTGTCTATAAATTACAGCGGCAACAAGAATGGAATGTTGCGGGTAAGCAGGTTCGGTCGTAGTAAATGCTCCGGCATTAAATGGATCGGCATAAAGGAAATCGCCTTCTTGCCACTGCGATGTTGGTAATGGAGTTAAGTTACCAAATTGAATTACGTTACCAAACTCGCCTTTCGACATATCGGATGCAGCAACACCCATTAACATTTCAGGTGCATACCCTGGGACCTGCATATCGTTTTTCAAGAACAATACGTGAGATCCTTGCGCGCCACCGAACATGATTACGTCGCCCTTAGAGATGTTCTCTTCGGCTTTACCGTAATATACAACTTGTTGAGCTGTATCGCTAGCTTCAACTGATAGTTCGTTAATTAATGCACGAACATCTCGTTCACCTAGACCACCACCTGTGTTATTACCACCACCCTGCTTAACTGCATTCGTAACACGGTTATTAATCTGAGCCTTAAAGTTATCAAGGTCTGTTTCTAATTTCTTTTATAATCAAGGAACTGCTCATTACCGTTACCTTGGATAACTGTAATCTTTTCTTCAATATCAGATTCTAACTTATCAGCTTGTACTGCTAACTTAGCGCTAATACCTTTGAACTTGTTATCGATATCTTCTTTTAAAGGTGTGATGTCAGGAGTTTCGCCAATTGGACCTTGTGGACCAGCAGGACCCTGCTCGCCTTTATCGCCTTTAGGACCTACACTACCACGTTCACCAGGGATCCCTTGCTCGCCTCTTGGACCTGCATCTCCCTTATCACCTTTTTCTCCTCGCGGTCCAGTTGCTCCTCTTTCACCGCGTTCTCCTTGGTCACCTCTTTCACCTTTCGGACCAATGGAACCGGTTTCACCTTGTAGACCCTGTGGACCGGTTTCACCAGTATCACCTTTATCTCCCTTATCGCCTTTAGGACCAACTTCACCTTGGTCTCCTTTTTCGCCTTGGATACCCTGAGGACCTTCAGGACCGATTGGACCTTGATCTCCAGTATCACCCTTAGCTCCACGAGGACCCATTGGACCAGTTTGACCATCTTTACCGTCAATACCGTCCTTGCCATCTAATCCTTGAGGACCTTCTTTGAGCTCAATCTCCTGCTGCAATTCCACAGCAAAAGCAAGGGCTTGATCGATTTTCTTATCGGTCTCTTCCCTTAACTTTTTAAATGCCGCTACTGTAAAAGCATCGGATAGGAGTTTATCACTCATCAGTAATTACTTCTCGTTAATAAACTGAGTCATACTGCGAATAAGTTCGGTCTGAGCTTCATCAAGTTCGCTCTTCTTTTCTTCGCTGATTACTAACTCTTCTTCAATTTCTTCGACTACTTCAGGCTTAACCTCAGGTACGACGTGGGCGAAATCCATATCGGTATCGTCAGGAGCTCCGCCTTCATCTTCGATCTGTTGGATAATATCTGCAATCTCTTCATCAGATTGCATAAGGATATTCTTACGAACCCATGCAGCTGAATAGTAACGACCAACGTATTCGTCAACCTCGCGGAGAGTAGCAACACGCTCGCGCAGGATTTCAGAATTCTTCATTTCAGCAAAGTGAGAATCCGAAATATAGTCGATGTTGATATCTGAACGAATATCATTCCATTCTTCTTCAGTAACGATACCTTTAAGGATCAACTGAGTCTTTAATAGATCAATGAATAGCGCTGAGAACTTCTTACGTAGACGATTAACAAACTTTTGGAATTTGAGTTCGTCACGTGTAGTTTCAGCAGCACGACCTAACGATACCATTGCTTGTTGCTCAGGATCAAGGCGAGATACTGGAACGTTTAATGCTTTATATAAACGACGTTGGAAGTATACGATGTCCTCAATCTGTCCGAGGTTATCACCACCAGGAAGAGTTGAAATCTCGGTACCTCGCCCGCCTTCACGACGTGGTAACCAGAAATCTTCCATCATACTCATATGTTTACGATCGTCTTTCATCTCGCCAGTATTAGCATCGTATACCATCTTGTTACGATAGCGATTCATAATACCACGGAGATATTCTTCAGCTTTACCTTTTGGAAGGTTACCAACATCGATATAGAAGATACGACGTTCAGGAGCACGAGATAGACGGTAGATAACAAGAGCATCTTCCATCATTCGTAATTGGTTAACAGCTTTAACTGCTTTATTTAAATATGATAGTACTTGTGTACGAGATGGATCAAGTAAACCTGATGTAACGTATGTGATCGCATCTTTTGAAATCTTTAGGCCAGTTGATGTATTACCAACACCACCCATGCCATCTTTTTCGTAAATGTAATATTCGTTAGTGCCTACGACAACATCTGCGCCTGTCTTAGGATCTTTCTCTTTAATAAGTTCTTTTACTTTACGAATCTTTGTTGCATCAATTGGACGCAATTCAATAAGACCATTCTTTGGATTCTTGTCATCAATGATCTTATGGAAATATAGACGGCCGTCAACGTACCATCTACGGAAAATATCGTGGCCATACCAGTTCATGTTAAGAAGAGATACAATATGATCGAACTCTTCTCGAATCATCTTCTTAATCTTTTCAGGTTGGTCTAGGTCATCAAGAATAATGTCAACAGGAGCGGAATCTTCATCTGATACAATAGCTTCACTAACGATATCTTCAATCGCTGAGTCGCATTCTGCTTGCTGTGAAATGTCTCGATACTTATAAATTAGTTCGCGTTCGTTCTTTGCACGACCGCCTTCCATATCGATGTATGCGCCATAATGGCCACCAGCATCGACTACATAACCGCCTTCATAGTCCTCTTGAGGGACAAAAGACTGTTTTGCTTTCTGCTCCTTCTCAGCAGCTTTCTTTTTAATTATCTCGAATCCGAAAAGTTCCATAATATTCTCTAACCTTTACAAATATTTGTTATTATTTATAAGGAAAAAGGGGTGGCAGAAAATCCACCACCCCCTTTCAGCTCCCTTAATTGAAAGAATCAATTAAGAAGTAGTGTTAGAAGTCCAATAAGTAACTTGCAACTCTACAGTGAACTCTTCGATTGTGTTCTCAGAGTCATAGCTTACGTCGATGGCTGAGATGTTAGACGGCCAAATTCCTTTGAATTCGTATGTCTTAACAACGTTGTCATCTTCAGTACGCTGAAGCTGGTGAACGATTGCATCACGCATGTACGTAGCAGTAGAATCACCACCTGCACCTGTGTTACCAACGTGAGTGTTGATTTCGTTCATCCATTGCTCAAAGTAGTTACGAATCAAGAAGTCATTATCGTTAATGATAGTGATTGTCCAAGGTTCGAAAGTACGATCACCTGCTACTTGAAGCTGACGACCACGGAATGGTACCGTAATCGGAGCAACGATAGATGCAGGAAGCTGAGCTGCTTTAACCAATAGTTCTTTACCACTTGGGAAGCCAGCAAGGCCTTCGAAGCGGAAGTAGTTGGAGCGAGCTCCACCACCAGTTAACGCTGCTTTTAAGTCATCAATTGCGATTGTCATTTTCTATCTCCTTATTTACCGATTACTTCGCTGAAATCAACGCCAGTACGTGTAGCAATGAAGTTCAGGGTCATGAAGTTGATAGAACGTGCAGGCTTGATGTAGATATCAGCAACGAAGCTGTTACCGTCGATGACTGCACCAGTGTTATTGGTTTCGTCACAAACAACAGCAAAGTCGTAGATACCACGACGGCCTTTAACTTCACGTAAGAACGCTTCCACCATGCCGCGGAACTGAGCACGAGTAGTTGAATCGTTGAATTCGAACAACTGGTACTTAGCTGCAGTAGCAATCGCTTTCTCAAGAACGATGAACAAGCGACGAACGTTAATACGATCGAATGCACTTGGTTTAGACTGAGCAGTCTTATCACCGTAAAGGACAGTACCTTCACCTGGGAAAGTAACGATTGGGTTAACACGTGCCTGATACAGGTCATCACGTTGTGCTTGCTTCGGATTGAACGCAATCTTAGTTACGCCAAGAACCTGACCGCGGTTGAAACCAGCAGGAGAGAACCAAGCATCTGCAATATCGTCAGTGCGAGCACAAAGGCCAGCAACAGAAGATGCAGCAGGGATCCACAAGTATTGATCGTGGTATTTGTCGTACACCTTGATCGCAGTTGAGTCGATAACACCGTAAGAAGATGAATTCAACTGGTTAGCGAATGCAAGAACGTCAGCCAACGGATCAGTTGAGCCAACAGTAGCTGCTGTCTCAGGAGATACGAATGCTACACAGTCCTTACGAGCTTCTGCGATTGCGATGATGTAGTTAGCCATAGTAGGAGCATCAGATGCTCCTATCTTAGGCATGAACAGTAGGTTAACATCCACAAGCTCAGGATCTGCTAACAGATCGAAGCCTTGCTGGTA